CGACAAAGGCCCTTTGCTACCGCTTGTATTGATGCCTTCCCAGACAGCAGGCAGCAGGTCTTGCGGCTTAACAGGCTTGCCTTTCTTGCTGTAAGGGTTAAGCATCCATGAACCTAGCAGGCTAATGCGCTGTAGCTCGCCCTTTTCTTGCTGCTCGTACTTTTTGCCCCATGCATCAATCCGGTTTAGGACCGCCCAGACTTCATTATCCCAAAAGTCAGTTTCTGACATGCCTGCCATCCCGCAGGCGTAATAATGAAGCTGGCTAACATCTACTTCGCGCTCTTGGCTTTCTCCGCTTTGAGCGCTTTCGAGTTTTTTTCCTCATCCGCTGCCCATTTTTTAGCCAGCGACTCACCATATATTTCCAGTACCTCTGTGAGAAGGCCCGGCTTTTCGTCGAACAAGTCCATAACGTCATCAGCGCTAAGATTGAATTTCTTAGATTCTTTGCGGTGGCCCTCCTTTAGCCCGAAATAGAACAGATCAGCGATCTGCTCGTAAGTCAGTTGTATAGGGTTGCCTTCGCCGCCTGTAGCGCCGAGCATCTCGAAAGACTGCCCGATAGTGAGCTTATGTTTGATGCAAAAATGGTTGAGTGCCCGCATCGTGAAAGATACGGGCAGGCTCTTACCATCAACTTGGATTTCGTGTACCATGCAGATGTTTTAGGTTGTGCTCATTACAACCGCACCTGTGATGGTGAAGCTTGCTGAGTAGGTTGCATTCTCTTCCACCGCTGCTGTCACTTCGTATTCTGTGCAAAATGCCGAGAACGTGTAGATGTTGTCACCTGACACGCCTGTTTCTACCGTGCAGCTTAGCTCTGTCCCGTCATCGAGCGCATCAAACAGCGTTCGAGGGGTTTCGTAGTTGTTTGAAGTGCCATCCTCATTGTACAGCGCCTCAACAGTCAGCGTGCCGGACTTCTGCCCCGGTTCACTTTCTGCCCAGCCAGATCCGGGGTTGTCTTTGTGGATAGTCTCCCGTAGCTCCCTGCTGAATGACAGGGTACAGCTCGTCGCGTATGCAATTGGCGTACTGCCAATATACAGGCGAAGGTTAGTTCCGTTTATTACGCCAGTCGATGCCATAGCGATTTAATTTTATCCCACCATGTCACCTTCTTTGGCTCCACAGGGGCAGGTTCAAAAAATTCTTGTTCAAGTTCCACTTCCTGCACTTCAGGAGGCGGGTTATCTTTCGAGTAGGAGGTGATGTTCTCCACCTGCTCAGTATCAGGTATTGCAATGCCCTGTTTGATTAGCGCTTTCGCGTACCTGTATGCTATATCAATGTGAGTGCCTGCTTTGTCAGTCCGGCCTTTTTCGTCTGTCCAGTCTTTGATTAGCTTCACTCTCATCGCTTCATTCTTACTTGATAGCTTTGCTCGATTGCGAAAAAACCAAAGTCATCAATGAAGTCATTGTCCGACTGGTTCGCAAAGCTTATTTTGTCTACCGAAACACCCTGTACGGTGCCTTGGTAGTGATCGAAAATCACCCTGCACCTTGCTGCTATATCCTGCGCATCGCTGTAGCTTGTTGAATAGATGACAAGCGACATATCAATCACATCAAGCGGCGAAGGCCCGTCTTTAATATTCGTAGGCAGTTGGCTTGTATGCTGATAGACAATAGCCGGATAGCCGGTATCTTGCGGTATCTGAACAGGGAATATCCTGCTGCCGACAAGCCCGGTTATCGTTGCATCGTTGCTCAGGAGGTTGTATGTCAGCTTGCCTAAGTTCAATCCAAGTTATTTTTTCGCGCTGCCTTGCGCTTCAAAGCATCAATTTCGCGCTTGATGTAGGATTCAACCCTACGTTGCTGCCCTACTAATGCAGGTATCATTACCCTGTCCCGGAATGCCTTTGCACTGCCGTATATCATTTGAGCATAGAAGGCGTTAACGTTGCGCTCGTTCTTGCCATAGCTTTTTGCCCGTGCGTTGCGTAATATCCTGGGGCCTATGATAGCGCTGATTGCCCTGCGAAGGCTTAGTACCCTAATAGATAACTGCAAGTTGCCTGGGTAATAAGCCACCCTGTCCTCTGACCTGCTGCCCCGCTTCGCTCTAAGGCTCTTTACTATCTTGCTGCCGCTGCTGTAGTGATAATGCACTTTGTTTGACCGTGGTGCCTTCGCCCTTGCTGCATACTGTACGAACTGCCCTGCTCTGCGGTTAATGCGCTGACGCTCTTTAGCGTCTGAGATTTCATCAAGTGCATCTGTTAGCCTTTTAGCTACTGCTTCGACTTCCCGCATGTCAATTACCTGCGCCATCTCAATAGCTCGTTATCGGTTCGTCAATCTCACACTCTAAGCGCATGTACATCTGCTTTGCATCAGGCAGCACAGTTCGTATATTGAATTTCTCATTATTGTGAGTCATTCGCCATTCAGCGTTAATCTCGCTGTTGAACCGTATTGTCACTAAGCAGTTAATGCGCGATGTTATCCGGCTTGCCTCTCCGCTCTCGTCTGAGCCTGATTCTTTGTACTCAATATGCGCCCATGTTTCAGCCTGTGGGGTGTACGTCTTCTCCTTTTCTCCGTAATCATTAGGGGTATAGGTAGGCTTCAGGAATTGCACCCGGTGCCGCATACGCCCTATGTTCTCTTTTTTGTTGTACATCAGAAACGGCTTACTCTATAGTGATCGAGCATCACCCTGCTCTGTGTTGGAAGGTTGTACACGCTGTCCTCCCTGTTGTCGTACCATGAGCCAATCATCAGCAGTAGCGCCTGCTTGATGGCTACAGGCACACTATCTGCATCCGCATAGCCAGCCCGGAATGTCACAACAACGCTTGCAGGTATATCCTGTGCTGACTGCCACGAATAGCCATATACAGGTGATACGCTCGGCGGACGGCGATAAGTGTCAACCTTGTAATTAGCAGCGTCCTCAGTTATGCTCGTGCCATCCTCGGCTGTGTACACAACGCTTGTAACGCTGATAAGCGGCGAGCGCCAAAGCACTAACGACTGATAAGGGTTAAGGCGCGTTGTTGCCGGGAAGCCATCAAAAGCCTGCTCATAAGTTGTATCAATCAGCGCCAAATTCGTGTATTCCTCTGCCTGTTGCCGGGCAGCGGTAATCAGCGCTGTGATATAATCGTCATCAGCGCTGTAGTCTACTTTGAGGTGCGCCTTTGCTTCCGCTAGGCTGACAGGCTCTTCAGCAGGTGCTGACGTAACTTTGAGCATTTACTTTCGTGGTTTGCGCCCGCGCTTCTTACGCTCAGGCTTCGGTTGTTCAGGCTTCGGTTCTGACTTTTGAGGCTCTGCTTTCTGCTCGGTATCTGCTGCCTTTGGTGCTTCAGGCTTAGGCGCTGCAATTGTTGCTGTCCTGCGCTCTGCTGCCTTCCGGCTAACAGTAGTTTTCGCAGTACTGACAATCTCAGCAAGCCCTTTGCGCTGTAGCTCAGCAGCTTTCTCGTCTGTTACGGTTTGAAGGGAACCCGCAGGGAAGGTATAATCCCTCCCTGCAAGGCCCTGAAATATTCTCACTTCCTTCATTAGGTTGCAGCATTTTGCAGCACCTTAATGGCGTTGGCTTGGATCAGCTCGCCGTCCATGCGGCGGTAAGAGATGAAGCCAACCTTCAACTCGTCCATGTAGCGCTCCTGCATACGGACAAAAACCGGATCTCCTGCCAATCGGATGACATACTTCGAGAAGTCACCGAAGGCGACAGGCTTGTTCGCTGCTCCGAGGTCTGCCATGTCGTTGTTCACGCTGTAAGCATACCCCTCAAGGGTGTCAGGCTCGCCATCGCGCATCGAAGGCACCCACAACGGGCGGTCGTCAGCAGAACCGAAGCTCAGCTTCTTGATGGCCGCAAGGGTGGTGTCGTTAAACATCCAAATGCCGTTCGGGCGGTATGCGCGGTCTACGCTGTGCAACAGGTCGACAAGCTCAGCGCGGGTGATTGCATCAACAGCAGTAGCAGTTTTGCCGACAGTAGCAGCAGTCACGAAGCCGTTAGGCTGTGCAGTGCCGGTGCCGGTAGTGGCGTGCTGATTGATGATTCGCCCCAAGCGCTCAGCGAAGCTGTCGATGATGAAGTTCTCCAGGTCGAATGCTGTGTCCTGCGCAAGCTGCACAGATACCTTCACAATACCGGAGGTGTAGGTGTAAGCGTCGAGCACCTTGTTTGCAAAGGTCATATCCTGAACAGTTGCAGCACCTGCGGTTTCTGTAAGGATAGAGCCGATTGCAGAGGTGTCGTCAACCGTGGGCCAGTCCACCTGATTACCTGTAGCGGTATTGAACAGGCGGGCGACATTCAGCATCTCTCCAAAATACTTCATGCGGATTTCAAGCTCATCGCTGAAGCCCTGCGGGATAGTGTAGCCACCCTGCGCATCGGCAGTGGTCTGCGGGTCAGTGCCCCGCTTTTCCATCAGGATCTGCTGCTCGCTTGCATTCAGGGAGGTAGCGCCCCACCGGAGGTACTTGCTGAAGATGCTGCGGTATTGCTTATCCTTGTCTTCAGGGGACAGTTGCTTAGTAGCCTGCTCTGCTTCGCCACGCTGCGCACGCTGCTCGATCTGCTCTTTTTGCAGTTCTTCGACACGCTGCTGGCGCTCAAGCTTCCGGGTAAGCGCCTGATAGTCCTCATCGAACTTCATGAAGCGCTCATCCTCCTCTTTGTTGAGGTCCCGGCTCTGCTTCTCTGCGCTGTTGACAATATCGCGCATCTGTTCCTTGATCCATGCACGGCCCTCGCGCAGTTCCTGTGCGCTCGCCTGGCCATTGAGCAATTGCTCTGTACTTTTCATAGCTTTGATGTTTTGCTATTCA